AATTATGAGTGCCAGATGTATGCTTCCCGAAACCACTTTCTAGACAACATTGTGCTGCCACTAATTCTGGGAAACGCGCACCATGCCTTCGAGCAATGGTATAGCAGGTATCCCAGAATGCCCTATTGGAAGCCGTCATGGCTTCAGTCCTTCACGCGGAAAACAGTCTTCAAACCTTCGAGAAGCAGTTGCAGCACGTTATTGCTTTTCCAGGGTGAACGATCAAGAATTTGGTCGGCAGCAGCAATGATGATGCCACCAACAACGAACCATTCTGCACCAGACATGGCTAGTCCTCTAAGAGAGTTTCTTAAAGCCTAGCGTTTAATCTCAAGGCTGCGCACTCGTGTTTCAATATCGCTCATTTTGTCCGTAAGAGCACTAAGTTTTTCAGTGACACTTTCAATTTGCACTGCCACTCTTGCCTGTTGATTGCCGACAGTGATAAGCATTGCTCCCGTGGAAAGAAGCATGCCAGCCGTGATCGTGGCCACGAAATTGGCCATGCCTTCTTTGAATGAGTCCATGGAGAGTCCTGCAATTTTTATATTAGCAAAAGCGCATTATTCGCTTGTCGCCGGTTAGATTGTTTGCAGGAAAATTTAATAGCACCATGCTTAGAGCGAATGGTCCCGATGAGCTATTGTATTCCCTCATTGAACTTCGCCCCGGAGACGCAAGACGCAGATTTCGCAAGAGTATTTTTGAAGACTATCCGCTAAGAGGCCCGCTTGGACAGTGCGCTTGTGCATATTGTGGACAATGGAATGAGAAACTAACTATTGACCATATTGTGCCAAAAAGCAAAGGCGGCCCTCATTTTGCAAAATATAATTTAGTGCCAAGTTGCAAGTCCTGCAATCTTCTAAAAGGAGCGGAGCCTATCTTTGAATGGTGGCGTCCGCAAAAATTCTGGAACGAAAAACGAGAGCAGCTTTTGCTGGCGTGGGTGCATCACAATAGCTTCGTCAGCGCCCACACTTCATTGCAGGATATTGAAGCTTTTGCGGAGAAGCGTGATTATTACATTCCACCGTCAAAAGAAGAAGCCCCCATTTCTGGGGGCTTTTGTTATACGGAATGGCAAGCAGCTTAGGCTTTATCTACTGGCGCGAATAAATCATAACGCGCGCCTGGCATTGGACAGAAGCCATCCTTGCAGCCATTATCAACATTGTTCTCGATGGCGGCAAGAGCTTCGCTTTCTTGATCTGTTTCTAGAGCAAAGATGAGCTGTCCAAGGTACCACTTTGCCTTTTCAAGATCTTCAAGACCATTCTTCTTTTCGTAGCGCCAAACGTATTTCAGAATATTGCCTTTAAGGAAACCACGAAACGCTTCTGGCGTCATGCTTGCTTCCATCGCTTCAATGGCCTCTAAGCCGCCACTGGCGTAGTGAATGGGACGTTCCACGGGATGAAAAGCTTCAGGGGATTGCTCAAAAGGCATTGCCATTTTCCTCGAATGTTTGAAACACTTCTTTAAAGAGAGGGCGAGCGAGAGTGCTCAAGGCTTGAGCGTAGCATTGAATTTCGCCTTGGGCATCGGGCTTGTCGCGCAATGACAGAAAATGCAAGAGGGCCTGCAAGCTACAGGTCCACGTGAACGACGTATATGTGCTCATTGGCATGATGCCACGAGCCTGCTCCTTGCTCACGCCTAGCGTCAGAAGAGCCCTGTAAGCCTGCTTAGCCTGCTCTAGTGCCTTGGCGTATTCGATCATCGCCATTTGGTTCATAGAGGGCTCTAGAGGGCCGGCAGAGGCCTGCTTGTTGCTGGCGCTCTGCTGCCTGAACTCACGAGGCATGTAGTACGTCTCGTCATCCGCTTCGCAATAACGAAAGCTCTTTTCGTTCCAACCAAGCTGATCATTGGCAAACGTGCCACCAATGACATGTTTCCACCATTGACGAGCAATAAATAACGGAGCTTTCACTTGCCATTTAGTAACAACTCCCCTAAAGGGACTGGTGTGCTGATGCTTCACCAAATAGTTAAGAAGCTTTTGATCTTGATCAGTCCACTGAAAAGAGGCTTGATCGAAACTTTGCCGCGCATCACAAACGATGTCAAGCGAAGTTCCCATCCAATCAATGAGCCTGACAAAGCTAATACCGTCACGGAGGGGATCAATGATTTGAAGAGGAGAGGAAGTCATGAACCAGTAGGAAAGGGCGGAGCCTCTGGAAGCCAATAATAAGTGCCACCTTCGTTTCAGCGTGCCAAACGATGCGGGCTTTTGTTTGTCTTCCGTCTTTCACGATGGCAGCGATGGTGCCCAAGAGGCTCGTGGGCATCCAGCCAGCAGCCGTACATTGTACGTACACGACGGTTTGCCCAACTTCCCAAGTGTGGGACACTGGCGTTTTCGGGAGGGCTCTGAAGGAAGCCGTACCAAGCTTTTCGGCCTTCCTTCCATCGTCCACTGCGTAAACAAACTGCTTGCCATTTCGCTGCATCGCTAGGCTAAAGCAAACGACGGGAGCCCTATGTCAAGAATGTTTTCCATTCCAGTAGCATTAAGCTACAACGGACGTGACTACATTGCTGAAATGGGGCCTTTTGAACGGAGCATGGAAAGGGACTTTGCCCTTGTCGCCAATAAGAAAGCACTGGACGAATGTAACGATATTGCAAAAATTAAAGAAGTGGCATGGAATATGATGCAAGGCTGGAGTAACATGCAAGATGCCACTGCTTCGCTCGTTAAGGAGAATCTTGAGCTGCGTCAAGCCATGCAAATCCAGCAAATGGACTTAGAAGCAGCAGATGCTTTGCTTGGGGAAGCTGGCGAAGCAATTAAGGCATTCTCAGAACAGCAGCAATCTTCTCAAGCCAGGCGATTTCTTTGGCCGTTTGGGAAGTAAGCAAAAATACTTTCCAGCCGCATAGCATTGCTAGGTTAAACTTCCTAGCGTCTCGTTCATAGCCAGAGCCAGTAACATGACGGCCACGATTAAAAGTGCCGCCTTGTATTTCAATGAGAGAGCGAGAAGGAAGATGTGCAAAATCTGCTCTGTAACGTTTTGAACGCTTGCTTTTTGTATAGCGCTCCTGAAAATCAGCTTCCCAAGCTTCTACATCGCTAAATTCCCGGATCAATGGAAGGTCGGGATAGTGAGCTTGCCAAAGCCCGAGAAACTGATCTTCGAGAGCGCTCACAAGCTATACGGCAGCAAAAGCCACTTTAGCTTGCTGATTCTGGTATTTGCCATCGCCGTAGGCGCTAGCAACATCACCATCGAGCTTCATAAACATAATTTGCACTATCCCTTCATTGGCATAGATGCGGCTTGGAAAAGCCAGGGGATTGACAATACAAATAGTGAGATGGCCAGACCAGCCAGGCTCAATTGGCGTAACGTTAATGATGGTCCCTTGACGTGCATACGTTGACTTCCCGTCTGTGATGCCCATCACATTGTTAGGCATCGAGATGCGCTCAAGGCTAACGCCAAGCGCGTAGGAAAAAGGCGGAAGCACGAAAAACGTGCTGCCATTTTCTTGACGAGGCTTCTGCTCTTCCATTAGCTCCGTATCAAAGCTTTTCACGTCAAGAGGGAAGTCCTTGCTGACGCTGTTGTCGATGACCATAAAACCTTCCGGGGAAAGGCGCAGGTCATATCCAGCATGAGACAGGCCATAAGACAATGCTTTCGTGCCATTGTCCAGCTCGCGACGCTTCTCTCCAGTGAAAGGAAAGATGATGTCGTTTTCAGCGAGAATGCTAATTTGCTTGTCGTTGAGAAGCATGAAAGAAAAGGGGCGTTGCCGCCCCCAAGAAACAACGATGAAAAAACGTTACTTAACGCGTCCTGATTCAGAAATAGGCAGAGGAACAAGACCATCAGTGGGGATGTACACAACAGTCTTTTCACCTTGCTTGCCCTCCTGATCTTGAAGCCCTGTGATATACAGATACTTCAAATACTCAGGATTACCTTTAAGGCTATCGCCAATGATTTTATTGGCTTTAGCCACGCCTTCGGCGCGTGCTACTTCAGCATCAGCTTCTAAAACTGCTGCTTCTTTTTTGGCTTTAGCTTCATACACCCTCACTTGGCGAGTGGATTCAGCTTCCTGCAGCATCGCTTTGCCGTTTTGCGTTTTGCTATAGATGTTGTATTGAGGCCCAATCCAGAAGAGACTGGCAAGACCAAACAATGCAACAACTAAGACAAGAACAACTTCGGCTGAACCGTTGTCTTTCCGCATTGCTCAGGCTCAGAACAGATCGTCGTTAGACGAAGACGATGCGAAGCTGCTGCCTGCACTTTCGCCGTTCTGCCAGAAGGAAGAATAAGCTTTAGGGCTATTCTCCATCTTGTTGACGGTCACTTGTCCCTTGAAATGAGGAGCAGTGTCCTTGTCGCGCTTGTCGTTGTTCCACAGTGCCACGCGGAAGCTGTAGTTTCCTTGGGCATTGGGACCAGCCTTTTTGGCTGCATTCAGAATGTCGGGGGTGAGATCGACAGTGCCGCTGAAAACGGGAAGATTGCCAGAGGGCATTTAGTGTTCCTCAGAAGGAGAGTGGTCGGCCCTGGAGGGGCTCTAGAAGCATAGCCGGTATGGACGAGAAGTCAAGCTCCGCGATCCATAGAAATGGTTAAGGGGCGTCCACCTGGATAGTGCTCAAGAAAGTACTGCTGCGTTTTCTGGGCCATGATGCCTGCCTGCATAGCAAGGTCAGTGCCATCAAGACTCACAATTTGAGCTTCCTGCCCTTCGCCCGTATCGGGATCGTAAATGGCGATGGCGCAATGTGCCTCGTTGATTTCGATGTCATACATCTGCTCAATGGCTTGGGAATAGGCTCCGAGCTGCATGCGGTAGTCGCCTAGTTGCGTATCAGGCTTTTGTTTGTAGCTTGTCTTCCAATCAAGCAGGGCAATGTTGCCATTGCCCATAGTGGCAAGCATATCAAAGGTGCCTGAATAGCCAGTTTCAGTGGAAGGACAGTACCAAGCGATGGCACTTTCCACCAATAGAGGGCTGGCTACGCCAGTTAGGAAGCTAGCAATGCTGTCGAAATAAGGAACGAACGATGGATGGGAATCAAGGTGGCAGTTGATGTCCTCGCCATTCCAGAAATCTTCTAACACGCCATGGAGCCAATTACCGCGTTCTACGGCAGAGCGTGTGCGACGATTAGCTTCCTCATTGCCTACTTTCCTGCGCCAGTTCATGAGCGCTGCAATCTTGCCAGGCGGCGAACACGCGCTCGCAATAGTCGTCACAGAGGGCAAAACAATGCCTTCTGGGGCATTTGGAAAACCGTTCAAAACGTAATTCCGTTTGCCGTTGAGCTGAATCCGATTGGGTTCGTAGCGGGGCAGAGAAGGCATCGAAAGGGCGTCGAGACATAGATCGTAACAGGGCACTATTTTTCGTTCATGTCCCAGAAATATTCGCAGCCTTCTTCCGTATAAGGCGGCGTTGCAAAATAACTTTGGAAGCGATCAGAGGGCGCCATGTAACGCCAGCAATCTTCTTTGATAGGACATTCGTTGCCCTTACACATTGCAATATCAGGCATGAGAATAGTTCGTGCAGTTTGATAAAGGAAAGTGCGGTCAGCCAGAGGATGTTCAGCAATAGCGTGGAGAACAGCAGCAATACGACGGTCGCTGCTAAGCGTATCATCAGGAAAGCTCCAGAATGCTTCATGGCAGGCATTAATCAGCGTCCGTCTGTTTGTCAACATCTTTCAGCAAATCTGCAAACTCTTCTGCTTGTGCATTAAAGGCATCGACGATGAGAGAGCGCGAATAACCACAGCCCATCAAATAACAGGCAAAGTCCTCGACAACTTCGTATATAGTTGCCTTGTAGCTCACCACTTCAATGTCGAAGCTTGGATCGCCGTAGCGATTAGTAATTGAATGCTTCCATGAATGTTTCCATGGAGAAAGGGAGGAATCGTTCATGGTAGAAC